CTACTTAATCTTCTTTGTAATCTCGTCGCTGAGCTTCTTGATAAAGTTCACACCTGCAATGCCGTTTTCGTAATATCCCCACTTTTTCAGCAGGGTATTAACTGCCTTTGCAGTACCTTTTCCATATGTACCGTTCTTATCCATACCTACGTTGTGGAGCTTGACCGCCTTTGCAATAAGCAGCAGCTCCTTGAGCGCAAGCACACCGTTTGTTTTGTTGCCCTGCTTGTAGCCTGTCTTGTCAAGCACTTTCGCACTTATCTTGCTCTGGTTCTTTGGTCTCAGGAAGCCTGCAATGTGGTCGTAAGTATGCTTGACCTTAGTGCAAGCTTTTCCGCTCCAGTTTTGGTCATACGAATAAAAATAACTCGTGTTGCCCTCACCGGTGCAGATTGCTATGTGACCCCAGTCGCCATTCAACGTGCCTGACCATATCGCTACATCACCCTTTTTCGGCACGAAACTTGGCGTGTTCTTTACCTTTGTGAAATTTGCTTTCAGCCAAGTGTTCTTATCGAATAAATCCCAAAAATGGTGAGCGTCATACCAGAAATTCTTGATACCTGATCCGAAGACCTCGTTGAAATATGCCGTTGCAAGGTCTACACACTGTTTGCCTGCTGCTCCGTCATAGTCAACGGCTACGCCATTGTGCTTCTTGATAAACTCATCGTAATTCATTGTTATTCCTCACTTTCGTTTGTATCCACTTTGTTTTCAACTGTGATTTTAAGCTTGTGTACTATCTTCACCAAGAATGACGGCAATGGTATACCTATCACCGCAAGATTTTCCAAGATAGAAATACATTCATTGATGATAAACCATATCGTCACGATAAGACCGAAGTAAAAGCTGACGTTTACCTCAATGCCTATCTGTGAAAGTCCTGAGATAAAGAGCCAATCGAGCACGCCTGACACCACCACCACAAATATGTACCCAACTTTCTTGAAAAGCCCTTTAAGACCGACACGGCTTGAAAGTTCGCCCCTATTCCATGCTTTCCACATTCCTGTAATGTAGTCAATGATCATCACAAGTACCAGAATGACTATAGGTATCGCCATAACACGGAAATACGCTGACAGCCCTGCGGCTATCGCTGATATGATGATTTTTGCTGTGTTTTCTTTCATTACTGTTCCTCGCTTTCGTATGTTTGTCCCGTGATTGTTGTATACTCCTCGGCCGTGATCCACTTGCCGACAGCAGCGTGTACCATAGCAGCCGACCACAAACGGCTGTCATAGTATCTCTTGACCTTTGCATAGTTTTTGCTCATCGTCGCTCACCTCCAACTCTACACCGTTCAGCATAGCCAGAAAATCGACGTTTGCCTTTATCCTGTCTATCTCGGTGACTTTGGCTTTCGGAAATTATCTTCCGTCAATCCCAGTTTCTCCACCATATTTTTAGAATAACATTAGTTTATTATAGCCCTCTTTAGTTAATTAAGAATTCTGCCAGCAGTTAATCTGATTGCATACCTCAAGACCCATTTTCTCATACCCTCCATTTGTAGGGTGAACGTTATCCCTTATGTCAGTATCTGGATTCAAAATAAGATGGTTATATGAAACTCTAACTCTTGTAGTAGGATACAGTTCTTTCGCTTTTGTCGTAGCATAATCGCAATATCTAACAACCCTATTTCTGTACAAAGGCTCAAATACAGAGTGCTTCGACTGGTCAGCGTTAGGAGTCGTTGGAAGATTTAAGATAACTTTCACCGATGGATTAAACGCATGAATGCTATCAATCATAGCTTTGATGTTTTCCCATGTAGGTATGATTTTCGTATCATCAAAATTATACAAATCATTGATGCCAAGCTGAATTGCTACAAAATCAACAGACGAATAGTTATGATTTCTCATGTAGTAAGCAAAATCAAACGTCTGTGAAGATGGATTATAAAATGGATTAACAACACCGTCATATGTTTTGTTTGTGAAGTAATCAGATGTAGTCCATCCCGCACGACCTTCGTTATTGTTTCCAGTTCCTTTTCCATCCCCCAGAGTGCCAAGAAGTGTAACGGTTTTGCCATTTTCTGTAAAGAAAGATTTGATTTTTGCGGTCATAACATCATGGTCTACCGTGCTATCTCCAATGCAAAGAAGCGAGCAATCCTGAAGGTTTAATGATTTGCAATTCCTTGCATATCCAGTTCCTGTGTTCGCTTCATTCTTCACGAGATTCAATAGCATGTCGTACAGATTCCACAAATATGCGTTGTTACCATAATATGAAGAGATATTAGAAAACGTATATTTTCCGTCATGTCTGTCTGCCTGTGAACCGCTGTACATGTTTACAAAAAATCCTTTAGGGGTTGCAAAGCTATCTGTATACCAACTTTCTTCAATTCCAACAGTCATAAAATATTCACTTTTTGGCAATGAACATCCGATGTTGTCAGTCAGCAATGACATCGTGTATTTTTTACTGTCAACATATTCAATAGTAGCGATTTTGCTACTTTCAATTATTTCATCTGTTAACTTTTTTGATGCACTTGAATAAGGTTCGTATATAGTAGGTGCGCCATCATCAGTCAGTTCGACCATCGAATCAACATCTAAAAAATAGGACTTATTAAGTGTAATCCTAACGAATGCTACACCGTTTGGAATAGTACAAGTAGTCTTATTGTAGTCTCCACCGCTTTTTACGTTTTTATCTGCATCAAACATGCAAATTGATACATAACTGCTCTGTATGAATTTACCAGAAGATACCAAATAGCGAGATAAAGTAACAACTTTGCCAGATTCAACTGGAATATAATCTGTGACAAAATTATTTCCATACGTTTCTGTGTTTCCATTCGGATTGATATAGTTGTATGGAGAAGTTGTAACCTTTGTCTTATCAAGAAGATTTTTTGATTTAACATTAGTCAACAAATCATCTATGTCTTCCTTTAGCTGACTAACATTATTATTAGTATTATTAATTTCTGTTTTAGTTGTAAATGTACTATTGGCTAATTCTTTAGTGTAATAGTTAGAGGTTAAATTATTATATTCAGTATCTAATTTTGTAGCAGTATTAGATATCTCTAATTTCATAGAAACTATATCAGCTTTATCAGCAGCTACACTTGCTTTGTCTGTGGCGACCTGTGCGGCATTGTCTGCCACTGTAGCTTTGTCGGCTGTGACCTGCGTTGCCATATCGGTCACCGCCTGCCTGTCCGCTGCAGTGCTGTCAGCGCAGGTCTTTGCGGTCTTTGCATAACCTGATGTTATAGTCTTATCGGCTTCGGTTTGCTGTGCTGACACTGACGCTTGGGCTGCGGATATCTTGGCAGCGTTCTGTGCAGTGACCGCCTCAGCACGTGCGTTTTCTGCGCCCTGTCTTGCAGTGTCTGCCTGTGTTGCGGACGTTTCTGCAGATGTCTTTGCGGTTTCCGCACGGCTTGCCGCCTGTGTTGCCGTGTCGGCTGATTTCTCTGCGGCTGTGGCAGATTTTTTTGCGTTCTCTGCAGACGTTGTCGCTGTTTCTGCGGCGGTGACAGCGGTCTGCATATCTGCGCGCACCTGCCTGCCTATGGCATCTATGCGGTCAAGTGCGTCCATCGCCACATCAGGTGACGGTACTGCATTATCGCCTATAGCCGCACCTATTCGCAGGCGGAATATGCGTGATTTCTTCAGCAGGATATATTCCTGCCCTGACAGTTTTTTCGCACATATCTGACACGATACTGTCTGCGCTGAACGCAGTATATCTGCCGTTGGTGTCCACTGTCCACCTGTGATATCGACCTCATACTGAACGCCATCGCCGTAGTCTATCGTCAGCACATAGCGGTCTGCACCGTCTACTGTCAGCCCTTCGACAGACACAGGACGGGCATTCGTTTCACCCACATAGCCCAGTAGGGCTGTGTTCAGTGTTACGTCGTAGTCTGTGTTTAGCGTTATCGTCATTTAATCACCCCTCTTTACTCTATTGCAATATAGTCAACATAGTATGTTCCTGTTGGCACATTTTCTAATGACCCGTTATTAGCTCCCATGCAGACGTTCAGATAGTACGACTTTCCCGAACCACTAACGTGGGTGCAGAACGTCTTGTATGGTGTTGGTGTGTCTGTCTGCCGTAGCGTTGCTATAACCTGCTTAGGCGCAAAGGTCAGTTCAAGCGGTATCCGCATAAGCGCATTTGCTTTCGTCATCTTGTATTCCACAGTGCCATAGTGTATCTTGCCGGCTCGGCTCAGTATCTCATCGATTTCCTCCCCGGCGTGTTGCATCGGATAATCGTTTTCAGTGATATCCTGCGCCAGTGTCAAATTTTCATCAGCCATTATCTCGCCCCCTTAAAGCTGTTCTTCAACGCTCAGACCTACCGCCGAAATATCAGCACTCAGTCCGCCGTCAAAAGTAAATCCTAAATTTGTTATTGGTATGTCATAGCTGTCTGTGCCGTTGGTGTATGTCACCACGTCACCTATGTCGAAACGTGGGTCACCAAGTCTGTGGTACAATTCGGTAGTGTACCACGAAAAACCTCCTATCCTGCGCCATAGAGATCGCAAAAGTGACTCTGTCATGTATGGATTTTCAAACTCTAGCACACGTCCCTGTGTTGTATCTGTCACACCAAGCGACAACGTTACATCATCACTCACTTTGCAGATAATGCCCACGATAACGTTTTGTCGTTCGCTAAGAGTAGGCAGATCTATTGTGTTGTTATCCAATGTTTTCACCGGTTCGCCATACCACTTTCGGACGTACTTTCCGTACCTGTCAACATACCCAAACTCGCCCTGGGCAGAAGCCAGATAGGACAACATTTGCCGCATTGTAACGTCCTTTGGCACAGAGCTGACCTTGAAGTAAAAGTATTTTGAGTACAGCAGTCTGCCTTTGTTATCTCTTAGCCGTCTGCCGTTCTTGTCACGCAGCAGCCGCACCTCTGTATAGTCATTGCCGTTCTGCAGCCCTAATTGTCTGCATATGTCGTCCTCAACGGCTTTATTCCAGTTTGGCATAGGGATATGCGGCACATACGGCTTGTCCGAGAAGTACAGCCTATCCGCCATTGTCAGCTGAACACTGCCGCCCGACTTTTTCGACTTAACACAGGTGAAACGCCCCATTGGTATCTTTTCGTCATTTGTATCAGATGAAGTTGCGTCCTTTGTATACAAACTGAAAACATACTCATTTCCAAGATACTTAGTCCCGTCGTCAACAAGCTCCGCCGTCACACTCTGAGAACAGACAGCTCCAAGCTCTATATCATCACTCAGAGAGGTTGCTTGAATGTCCGTCTGAACGTTCTGAATGCCGTCATATGCCACAGGTGCTCCGCTCTGAGCGTCCTCTATCCACATACCCCACAAGGCTTTGTAACTCTCTATTCTGCTTGTTATCTCATTGCTTGCTATGGTGTACATATGCCCTCCTAACGTTCTGCGAATGTGACAGTACAGCTCTTGTAATACTCACCGCCGTCAAGTCTGACAAGCCCCTGCGGTACATAGTCGCTTGCGTTGGCGGATATAGAATAATACTTGCCATTGTGCCAAAACTCCAGCTCTGCAAAGTCGGGTCCGTCCTCGATAAGGGATTGTATCTCGGCCGAATCTGCGACAGGAAGCATTGTCCACTTGCAAGGCAGTTTGTATTTGCAGAACTTTCTTGCACCCACAAACAGACCCGTTGTATTCACTCGTCCTGAACCTGCCGTCCACTCATAACAGTTTACAGGGCTCCAGCTATCAGGGTCAGGATCTGTCACCCACACGCCGTTTATCTTTAGCAATGTTCCTGTCAAAATGCACTCACTCCCGTCTTACGTTTATACTGATTGTTGCTGTCCTGCATACACTTGAAAAGCACCTTGCTGTCAACTGTTCCGAAGAACACAGGGTCATAAGCTTTCAGCCAATCAAGTATAGCGTTCAGCACCCTTAACACCTCGTCAAGCTTGCCGTTATCAAGCATACCTTGCAGTTTGCTCAGAGGTGAAATTACCTCAGGATCAGCCTTTGCATTCCTGTTATCGCCCACCATTGCAAGGGTCGGTGCTGACGCAAGTCCGCCTGTGGCAAGCTTTGGTATCTCAGGTATGCTTATTGTATCAAGATCAAAACCGAAGGTTTCTCCGCCTATGCCAGGCACCCAATCAGGCACATCAAAACTCAGGCTGTTAATGCCGTCGATTATCCAGTTGACCGCACTTTCAATAGCACTGGTCATTTTGTTTACTGCACCGATAATTAGGTTTATAGGTGCTTTCACAACGCTGTAAAGCGTATTCCACACGCCTTTGAAGATCTTCTTTACACCCTGCCAAGCCTTCTTCCAATTGCCTGTGAAAATGCTCTTGACGAACATTATAATGCCGTTGAGAATGGTCTTTACGCCTCCGAAAGCGTCTGAAAAGGTCTTTTTGAACCACTTGCCTATGCCTTTGAAAACGCCCTTGACAGCGTTAAGAAGCTTTGTGAAGATCTCCTTTATCTTTGCAATACCCTCAGATACGGCATTATACAGACCTTGTATGATATATCCGCCCATTTCAGCCATGACCTTACTAGGGCTGTGAATACCAAAACAGTTCTTGAAGCCCTCAATAAATGGTGTAAGAACATGGTCATAAAGCCAAGTGCCTATGCCCTTGAAAGCGTCAACGATACCTGTGAAAAGCCCCTCAACGATATTACCGCCACAGTTCTTAATTTTCTCCGTAAAGTAGTCACGGATACTGAAAACAGCGTCCTTGATAAAGCCCCACAGCACTGATACCGCACCGCCTATAGCTGAGCCTATCGCCTTGAAAAGCTTTGTGGCAATGCCGCTCCAATCTATTGTAGAAATGAACGTCCACAGCTTTTCACCTATGCCCTGCCAGTTTACAGTTTGCAGGAAGTTTATTGCCGTATCAAGCAGACCTTTCACGCCCTCAGAGATAGTCGTTCCTGCCTTGCCCCAATCAATCTCATCAAACCAGCCGTTCACAGAAGTACCTATGGACGAGCCAAAGCCCGACCAATCAAAGGTGGTAACGAACGAATAAAGATAGTCGATGATAGCTTGCCATTTTGAAGCAAGGGTCTTGCCGATAAGCGACCAATTCGTTTTCTTTATACCGCCATTAAGAAAATTAGCCGTACCCTTGCCGAAGCCAGCCCAATCGAACTTCTTCATAAAGCGGTATCCTGCGCCAAAAATAGTGTTTATACCGCCGCCGAAGCTGTCCCCAAGACCTGTCCAATCTACGCCTTTAATAAAGCTGTTCAGACCGTCTGTAAGCTTATCCACAAAGCCATTCAGCTTTTTCTGAATACCGTCCCAGTTGATGTATGCGAAAGCTCCGTTGACCTTTTCAGCCACAAGAGAGCTTACTCCTGCCCAGTCACCCGACTTTATGGCGTCTTTCATACGCTTCGCCCAATCAGGAAGCTGAACGTTGTCGCCGTTTATGGCTGAGTAATCAATGCCGCCCTCTGAACTGTCTGTATCGGACTTGCTCTGATCCGGTGCAACTCTTACAACGTCAAAGTCCGCAAGGTAAGTGTCCTGAGTTTTCTTTATCTTCTCCGCTGACTTCTGCGCCTGCTTTGTCGCCTGCAAGGACTTCTGATAGGTGGTGCCGAAAAGCTCAGAGATAAACGCCGCCACAGTTTTTGTCGCCGTCGCTACGCCCGTCATAAGCGTATTGAGATACGGCATAACTGTGTTCATTATCGGTGTGAAAGCTATGGTGAGGTTTGCTTTAATCTCGTTTAAGGACTTGGCAAATTCTTCGTTGCCTGAAACAGCGTTTGCAACAGCGGAACGTATTCCTTTCAGCAAAACAAGCACGCCTGCCATTAAGAACACTCTTTTTGCCGCAGATTTGAGCGAATGTGTAAACTTGCTCAGCGGTTTTGAAGTGCTGTCGATAGTTGTTTTAAGCCTGCTGAATTTGGATTTAACTGCGTCAACAGCCTTCGAGCCTGCCGAACGCATTGTCCTAAAAGCTCCGCCGAGAGTTGACTTCACCGCCTTGCCTGCAAAGCTGACAGCTGAGCCGATACCGCTTTTTATCCTGCCTGCAACAGTCTTTATTTTCTGCACGGCACTTTCAGCAAAGCCTGCGATAATATCGTCCATTTTTGTTGTCTGCTCTGAAACGCTTTCGGTCGACTTCTTTGCCGTTTCCGCCGCTGTCTGACTTATTTTCGCAGAACTTGATTTAGTCTTGTCCTGCATTTTCTGAATTATCTTATCCGTTAGTTCATTGACCTCAGCTTCGACCTTTGTAGTGTCATACTCGGGGTCATAGTTCACCTGAACAGTTTTAGGCTTGATATTATCTGTCTGTCCTGCCGCTTCCTGCGCTTTTTTACCCAGCTTATCATACTCAGCCATTGCCTTTTCAACAGCTTCCTGCATACTCTTCTGAGAGATCTCCGACGCACTGCCAAAGCCCTCGTCTATGGCTTTAGCAGTCTTATCCATAGCGTTCTCAACAGCTTTCTCTGCCTGTTCTACTGGCTTTGAAAAGCCGTTCTGTATGCTTGCAGATATCTTGTCAAGCTGCTCCTGCACCTTGTTTTTTATCACAAGGTCAAGAGATATAACACCAACGCTTGCTCCGTCTGCCATTACTTATCACCTGCCTTTCCGAACATTCCCTTGAACAGCCTTTCAAAGTATCTCGCAGTTTCAAGCTTGTCCTGCTCTGTGAACGTTTCTCTTGCTTTCTGACTTCTGAACGCCGTCCACTCTGAGCGTATCTGCTTTTCATACCTATCGAAATTCTTTATGATATCCTTGTTGTCTTCGCTCCTGATACGAACGACCTGACCCAGCGGCGTATCGTGCATAAGCCCTGCAACGAGCCTGTACCAATCGCTGTAATGCAGATTTTCCTGCTCTGAGGGCAGGATATTGTACTGCTTTGCAATGGACTGTATGATAAGCTCTCGGTCATAGTCAAGATCGTACCAGCTTTCTTCAAACTTACTCTGCGTTTTCCTGCGGAAATCGAGCCTCTGTCTTTTCTGCGTCCTCGCCTGTTACCGCTGAGATAACAAGAGTGAAAAGCTGCTGATATGCCGCCCAAGGCATATTCATTGCCTCTATCTCCTTGTAGTCCTTTGGTGCGAACGCAAGCTTGAAAACCTCGTCTATCATATCAAGGTCTTTCTTTTCAGCGTTCTTGTCGCAGATGTCAAGTATCTTCTTGACAGTTTTCTGCCTGTCGTCCACAGGGTAGACCTTGTCGCCCACTCTTATCTCAGGTGTGCCTGTAAGAAGCTTGCTGTCGAGTGTATACATCTTTGCCATAGTTATTATCCTTTCTGATTTTAGGTATAAGAAAAGCACTCCGCTATAAACGAAGTGCTTGACATTGTTATTTTGCTGTGATATAATGAACATAAAGAGAGGTACTGCGATAAGCGGTTTACCTCCAGTTGGTCAATTTAAATTATAACCGTCCTTTGGCAGAAGGGCGGTTATTTCTTTTTATTGCAGACATTGAGCACAAGCCCAATTATGTTTGTTATAAGTAGAAGTAAAGTTAAGACTTCCATAACGCTCATGTGTCGCTCACCTCCTTAGCCATGAGGCTTTTGGAGGATTATTTAAACCGCCTACCGTTATTTGCAGTACCCAAAGTCATTATATCACAGATAGTTTTTCTTGTCAAATATTGTTGTTTACGCTGCCGCCTCTGTAAACTCAGGCTTGCCGTCGGAAGCAAAGTCGAACGCAAGCGGCGCAACTGCTGTCGAATCTCCGCCGCCCCATTCCGTTACGCTGACAACGCCCTTGATAACAAGCTTTGCTCCGCTTGGGAAGTTCCACACAAGGGTTGTGGTCGCCGCAGCACCTGTTTTGAGTGCAAGGCTCTCGATGTAGTCATTGCCTGCGTCACCGACGTTTCTCTTGCCTGAGATACTGATAGTGATAGACTTACCAGTGAGCAAACGTCTTGTCCACCCCTGCTGATCAAAAGGCTTCCACTCCTCGATATTGCCGTCAATGGATACTGAAAAGCTCTCCATATCGGCAATAGTCACAAGATTGCTCTCTGTCGAGCCGTCGCCGCCTGTCTTGTCTATCTTGAACTGGTTTTCATATACGGGATAAACTCCTGTTGTGTTTGCCATACTCATTCATTCCTTTCGTAATATACTGTTGCCTCGATAACATATTCACACACGCCTCGCTCGTCCCTGCCAACAGAAACAGGCTCTTTGCATTCGAGATACTTTACCATAAAGCCGTCAGCCTTATGCTGACGTATATCGGATAGGATATCAAGAACGCTTTGTGCCTTTATCTCTGCCTGCGTGGGAGCATCAGTCCAATGAATAAGCACCGAGATATGTTTTTCAAGTGTTTTTGTGCAGGCTTTTCCGCCTATGCAGATACGCTGTGGCTTTGAGGTCTTTGCGTTGTACACGCCTACGCACTTGTCAAGGTTGCCGTCAATAGTGCCTGCATACACGTCCTGCAATTCAAGGATATCGCTCAGCATATCCGCTATGTTAAGTAAAGTCATACGCCTGTCCTCTTTTTGAACTCTGCCACAAACTCATTCTTGGCAAGGTCCTTTTTATTGCCTGTGATATATGGTTCGAGCCAAGCCGCACCTGCGTTAGGGTTATTGCCTTTCTGAAAATGATACTCAGGGTGATAGTACAAACGTCTTGCCTGCGGAGAGCCTGTCACAAGACTTGCACCGCTTTCGTCAGCGTGGACAAAGGTCTGATTATTCTGCATATCGCCTGTATCGAACGGCATTGTCTGAGCACTCACAAGGTCTGCCCTCACCTGCTCCATAGCCACCTCAGCGGACTTCACAGAGGCGTCCTCGATAGCCTTTATCGCCTGCATATCAAGCTTTATTTCAATGCCCACTATATCAACTCCAATCTTGTGTAATTCACCCTGCCGTCAGGGTCTTTGGCTTTCTCAGAGCCATATATCTTGTACGTCCTGCCGCCTATGACCGCATAGCCCTCTATAACAGCGTTATCAGGGGCTATATCTCCGCAGAAAAGAGCCTCGCCTGACAAGGTTATAAGCTGTTTCTCTGCGGATAATTTCTGCCTTGACTTCTCAGAGTGAAAGCATTTGCCCTCAAATATGACCGTCTGCTTCTTTGAGCCGTCACGATTAAGTCCGTCCGTTCGATAGACCTTGCAGGGCGTTTTGCATACCCTTTCAGGTACAAGCTGAGGAAACTTCATCACATCAGCCCCCTGTAACATAGTCCTGTCTGCATAAGCACATTGTAGACCTGATGTGTTGTGATAACGCCGTCAAGAGATACCACCTTTGACTTATCGAATGACATTGAAACTCCGCTTATGCTGTAAGCGCTCAGAGGGCTTTCTAACAGCTCCGAATTGTCATAGATGAATTTCATCTGCAATGCTGTGGAACGCTTTATACGCTCTCTCTGAAAGTCTGTAAAGCTGTCAATGCCCTCTGCTGTTATGCGGTTGAAAGTCAGCGTGTCGATATCGCTTTCTGCTCTTTGCCGAATAGCCGAGAACTGTTCTTCGGAGATATCACACTCAGGACAGATATTGCAAAACTCAGTAGAGGTGAGGTACATATCCCTCACCCCTTACTCGCTGTACTCTGCTGTGTCAACGTCAGCGTAAATGCTGTCTATCTTTCCGTCCTTGCCGTTCGGGAAAGTGAAAACATCTGAGAACGCTCTGTTCTGATAGAGCCAGCCGTCACCCTCTGTGTGTCCGCCCGGAGCAAAGCTGTAAATGCTGTTGATCTTAGGTACTATCTTTGTGGTCTCAGGTGTTGCGATAAGCACGTTTATCTTGTGTGAGCCTGCGACCTTTTCATAATATGTATCAAGTGCAGACTTGCTCGGTGTGCCTGATACCTTAGTGTAAGAGCCGCTTGATTCGGTGTAATACTCCTTGCCGCTCACGATATCAGTATCAGCGGTCTTTACATAGCTTGCGGCGCAAGGCTCAAAGCCGCCGTCCTCAGGGTCAAAGTTGAAGCGGTCATAGAAACGCTCATCATCAATGACCTCCATGATAGGCACACCGTCAATGTCGGTCACTCTTGTTCTAAGACCAAGTCCTCCCTCTGCGATCTGTGTCATTTCTATCTTTCTCGTGAACTTGTCAGACTGCTCAAGCAGGTCCATAATTGTGGAAGTCACATACATAATGAGCGAGCCGTTAGACTTGTATCTTCTCAGCTTGCCTGCTGAAAGAAAGCCTTTGAGCTTGTCGAACACGTTACCCTTTGTGTATGATGAAGCGGCTGTTGATGAGTGATAGCCCTCAAGTCCTGCCGCTCTCTGAGCTGTCTTTGAGAAGAACAGAGCGTCCGTTTCTGGAGCAGACTGTGTTTTCTCAAATACCTCTGAGATATTCTTGATAGACGCTGATGAGTTCGTTTCGTCAACGTCAGCCTTATCCACAAGAAACTCAACGTCACGATCGTGTGTAAGAGTGAAAGGCACGTCCGTCTGAACATACTTACCTGTGTTCCAACCGCCGTTTCTATTGTGGCTCTTGTAGCCTGATGTTGACATCTGTGTGAAGTGGAAAGTCTTTGCGTCAAGCCACCTAACGTTCTGTGTGATGAACGGGCTTGACAGTGTTTCCTGGATCCTTATCTCCAAGAGTTCGGGGTTCCATACTTCTGCGTAATTAAGATTTGGCATGATTCATTCCTCCTGTTTTTACTTGAATTTGTTCCAGCGTTTCTGCGCTGTTGGTTTGCTCTGTGGCTTCTTTTCATCAGAATCCGAAGATCCTGCACCGACCTTGAAACCGCCCTGCTTTTTGCCGTCGGACTTTTTGCCACCCTCGCTTTTCATATCTGGATACTTCTTCACCACCGCAGAAAGGGCGGCGTTGATATCCTGCTGACTGCCGTTTCTCACATAGCTTTCAGCCACCGCAACGGCGTCCTCGATACAGTCGGGTTTGATACCAAGCTGCATAGCGGCTATCTGAGTTTTGAGTCTGAGTATTTCCTGATCTTTTTCGTCAGGTGCGTTCTCGGCATTGTCCTGCTTGTCGGACTTATCCTCGCTTGGCTGTTTCTGCTTATCTTCCGCAGGCTTATCAGCACCCTCACCGTTCTCGTCAGCCTGACTATCGTCCACCGAAGGCTGTTCCTTGTCGGCAGAGTTCTCATCTGCCTTGTCCGCAGGCTTTTCCTCAGCCTTTGGCTCGTCCTTTTTCTCCTCGTGAGTGTCGGGAGTTTTCTTCTCCTCCTCATCAGGGAGTTTCTTTTTCTCGTCCATTTTCTGACCTCGCTTTCTTAAATTTGTGTATGAAAAAAGCACCCGTTAAGGTGCTTAGTTCCGATATTTGGGTATAAAAATACCGCCTCGCCGTAGCGGAGCGGTCAAGAAAAAATATTATCAAGATCTATTTCTGATTTAACGAACACAGCCCCAACGTCATAATCATCATATACATCAATGTCCTTACCGTCTTTTGTATATGTCTGAATCGTAGAGCCGTCAACATCAATTAACAGCTTATTTTTCTTTGCGTCAGGAAAACTACGCTCGATCAGTTTGCAAGCTTTTTTAAACTCACTTTGACTATTATCCTTGAAAATCGTATAATCAAATTTTGTCATATCAAGCCCTCCTTTATAAGCCGTAGTTCTTGTTTACTTCGTCATTTGTTTTTGACGCAGTTTCTAAAATATCTTTTAAAGCTTCGTCTTTTGTCATGTTCTTGCGCTTCATTTTATCCTTTAATAACTTTTCAAACGTTGGTGCAGGACGTTTTTCATCAAGCATCATAGCCGTTTTCTTATCAGACATAGCAACGCGAGCTTCGTGTTTATAGTAATTTCTCAGTTCAAAAGCCTGCTTGACCTGTTCTTCAAAGGGTTTTGTTTTATCTATCTGATTAGGGATATCCGTTACATTTGCATAATACCATTCACGAACATGCTGACTGTCAGCTTGTGTTATCGGTTTTCCAAGATATTTTTTCAACGTATCTTTGTCTACCTCTATTATACCACTTTTTCCCGATTTGTCAACACCACCACCATAATACTTCTCCCTGCTATGATCCCTATGCAGCACCTCATTATGCTCCTCAACGAACACCTTTAATTCGTGCTGAGCCTGCCTGAGCTTTCGGCGGTATTCCTTGGCTGTATCAGGGTCGCAGGTGCCTGCCGCAAAGCGTTTGAACTTGCGTATCTTTCGCTCCATTGCACGCTGTTTCTGCTCAAGCTCTCGCTGCTCTTTTATCTTCTCCGCCGGTATCGGCTCAGGTATCTGCGTTCTGCCGTGTATATACTGCGTCATTGTGTGACGGCAGTTCGGGTGAAAAAGCCCGTTCTTTACGGCATATGACAGCAGCCAAAACCACTCGCCGCAGTAATTTGACTTGCCTTGAAACTCGTCCTTTTCCCCCTCCCATACTGTGAATACATCATCAATGTATACTTGACCTTGCCAAGGCTCACAGGTCTTTGAACAGCCGCCATACTGCGACACAAGCACCGTATCATACCCAAGCTCTGCAAAGCGTTTCGCCGCACCCTGCAACGCTGCCCTTGTGGACGTTGTCCGCAGAGCCATTCGCACATAGTCGGCAATGTTCACTCGCTTGCCGTCAGCGTATACGATACAGTTTATGCCCTTGTCGAGGAAGTCCCTTGTGGCAAGGTCGATAGCCTCGTTAAGCGTCATAGAACCTGTTCCCATTGCAAGCTGTACCCTATTCAAAGTCTGCCTGTAAATATCGTCTGTCATTCGCAGAGCGGCTGTTTCAGCGGTCTTTTCAAGGGTGGTGACGTCTTCCATAAGCTTTGCCATTTTCTTTTCGTTCACGCCAAAGAAATGCTTGTCGGGGATAGGTGTTATAGGCTCGTCAGAAAGCTTCTGGACGCTCCTTTGTGCCTGCTGCTGACCCTCTTGAAACTGCTCAGTCATAAGCTGTCTTGTCTGATCGTCGATAACGTCAACGTACTCATTCATGATGTCGAGGTTTTCGTGGCGGAAGTTCTCCATATTTTTCAGTTTCTCAGCCTGCCAAGCAGACCATTCAAAGCCGTAACGCTGCTCCTCCGCCTTGTGCCTTTTGAGATTGCGTTTCAGTGAAGATATGAGCCTTAGCTCTATCTCCTCAAATATTTTTGCGATGTCCTTAAAATTAAGCGTACTCATCACCTACCGCAGTAGGCTCACCCTCTGTAAGCCCCTTTTCCTGCATTATCCGCTTGACCTCTGCAGCTTTCCAATCGTCCTCTTTAGAACTGCCCCATAGCTCCTCCACCTGCGTTTCAACTGACATAATACCATATGTGCTTGCCTTGCCCACAGTCTCAACTCTGCTGTCAAAGTCAGGTGCACCGTACTCGCCAAAGTCAACTGTCACCTCATAAGTTTCAGGAGCTTTGCCCTGCATATTGTCATAGGTCATAAGCACCGCAGAAACAAGCTGCGGCAGAGCCTTTTCAAGAGCCGTTGTGATAGTGTTTCGGGTGTTGCCTGTGACGTCTTTCTTCTCTCGCTGAGCGTCCGCACTTGACATCTTGCCCACATCTATGCCAAGCGTGGCAGGAGATACAAGCCCTTGCAGACACATAAGCAAGCAATTTGTATAGCTTGCCACAAACGCCTCATACTTGATATCAGGCTGAACTACTTCTATCTTAGGCGCTGCACCCTCTGCCGAAAGCGGTGGGTCAATGCTTATGTAACTGTTGCCGAACTGGTTAGGCGCTTTAAGCTTACCGCTTGCAGGATCTCTAGGTATCATGCTTTCGGGGATATACTGCTTTACCCTGCCTGCTCTGATAGCGTCCCACCATTGTGAGATCACCTCGTCCAAAGCGTCAAAGCAATCAGACTTACCGCCGTCAAAAATGCTCTTGCCCCTGTTCGGATACTTTCGTGATGAAAAGAATTTCAGTGGCACAGCCATTATATACTCGCCCTCAAACTCAGTTCGGGGCGGTATCTGTGCAAGGCAAGGCACGTTGTCCAAGCCGACCTCGTGACCGTTATCGTCATACAGACGGCTTTCTATGTATCCCTTGCCATAATGCTCTTCAAGGTGAAATTTCTTTGAGCCTGCATAATGCACAGAATGAAAAACGACCTCGTTCAGCAGACCTCGTACAAAGTTATACTCCACTTTGTCAGCACCGATAAACTCGACTATTGGCGTATCAGAAAGCTCAGTATCGACAGATATCTTGAAAGCTCCGTCGCCGTCAACAAGTGCGGTAACTATCGCCTTGCCTGTCAGCTCTGTGAAGTCTATATGCTCGGAAATATTATCAAAGTCAGCCTTTGCTTTGTCACCTGTGACCTTGATATCGTCCATATCAGAATAGACAATGTATGACAGCGTATCGGCGATTATTGCAGGCAGACCGCTATGTATCTTGCGTATCTTTTCATTCTCAGGGACGCTGCTCCAGAATGAATTTGTGCCTAAGTTAAGCTGACCAAAGAACTGTGAAAGCTCTGCGGCGTCACCACGATACCAAAGCTGTGACCTTATCACATCTGTCATAAAACCTGTTTTCTCTGTTATAGTTATGCTGTATTCGGGTGCAGGCTGGATATCAAGCCAGTTTCTTATCATTTTTTTCACCTTGCTTCCTATGCTGAATTTAGTCAATCTTCACACTTCCTATCTTGTCACGATACGGCAGCCAGGCATACTGACAGGAATTGATAAGGTGGTCGTTGCCGTCCTCCGGCTCAGACTTATCCTCTTTCCAACTGTATATGTTAAGCTCGCCTGCGTACTCCTTGCAATGCTCAAGGATATAAAAATCACCTGCCGCCAGCCAAGCTGACTGCAAGTGTATTCGGTCGATTATTTTCGTTTTCTTGAATGCCGGGATAAAATTATATATGCTGCCTGTGAGCCGTCCAAACTTCTGACATTCAAGTATGGTCGCCTGATCTGCGCTGTCGATATACACATCTCGTGCAAAGCCCCACGTCCTGCGGTTTTTCTCCAAGAACGCCGTGAATATTTTCGGTATGTCGGAGGGTGTGAGCGGCACTTGTCTGTCACGATTGTTATACACTTCCTCGTCAAGAGTGACGCACTTTCTGTCAGCCGTTATGCCCACAAAGGTGAACGCTATGGTATCAGGTGAGGATTGCGAATAAGCGGTGTCAAGCCCGGCTGAGAAGTACACATAATTGAAAGCTTTCGCCTGCTCTGCTGTCAAGATATTTCGCTTTTGCAGGTCAAACACAAGCCCTGTTGCACGTCCTCTCAGACCGAGTATCTTGTTCTTATACAGCTTTGTGCCTTTCGGAGCGGCAGCCATTTTCCGTTTGATATCCTCATCAGTAAGTGAAAGATTATCACGAAAAGTAAAGAACCAATACCGCCAATTGGGTACAGGTTCTTCTGTAAGCTCTTTCATTATCTCCGCAGGCACGTCACAGGCGTATTTCTGATACGGACGTGAGCGGTTTACAAACTCTTTATACACAGGCAGAGAGGGGTCGTCAGGGTTGAGGGTCGCCATAAGGTAATCGTTTCGGGTAGACATCTCACGGACAAACTCGATATCGGCGGTATTTATCTCGTCGATATACACGCAGCCGAACTGAGCGCCCAGCACCATTTCCCACTTATCCTTGTTGTCATATCCCAGAACATAGATTATCTTGCCCTCAAACTTGATATGCGGCAGTTTGTAGTCCTTATCACCGTTGCCGAAGTACCGAGCATTGGTGTGCAGGTCAAGAATGCCGTTATCCTGCTGAATGATAGTTTCCTCAGCCTTTCCCGTAGTCTTAGCGGCAATGACGTGAAGCTTTTTCCTGCTTGCCGACACCATACGCATGAACTTTATGCCTGCGCCCACAGTTGTTTTGCCGCTTGCGGTAGTCCCCTCAAGGAAGTCCGCAGACACGCCCCGAACGCTGTTGATGAAGTCCATATACTTCTGCGACAGGGGAAACTTACTCGTCAAGCCCCTCACCGCCTATCTGAGCGAAAACGTCTGAAAGCTTTTCAGAGGTCTTGACCTCCGCCTGTATCTTAGCCACATACTCTCCTGTCATTTTATTGAGGGTATCGACAGCTCTGATACGGTCAGCAGGGTCATTCTTGCCGTCCTTAGCGATATCAGACAAGAGTGCCTGCCGCTCCTTAGCGGTCATTATACGCTCGTCCTGAGCTTTCTCGGACAATTCACGGATATACTCCGCAACACTAGGATTATCTAGGATTTTGCAGGCGTCAGCTTTCGCATACTTCTCGCTGTATCCTGCCTTTATAGCACTCTGAACGGTGTTGCCGCTCTGAGCATAGTATTCTGCAAATTTCTTTTGCCGTGCTGTCATGAGGACACCGTCCTTTCTGAGATTTTGAAATAAAAAAAGAACTGCCACATTGTTGTAGCAGTTCGTAAGATTATTTTTTGTCAATGATATAATTTAATTCATCAGCAGACAAATCCGCTGAATGAATACCATTTGTTCTGGTCTTAGCAAGTTTACCAAATCTCTCAAGCATTCCTTTATACTCTGGCAGGATTTTACTGTGGCTGTTAAATTCACAATCTTTAAATTCCTGATACTTGCCATTAGATTTTATAAGCCATTCTGCATATTCATAATACTTTGCTTCTTCATTATCATTTCCGTCAAAGCCTCTAAATATATAGTCTTCACGATCTAGACCTGTCACATCTTCAAGATTGTCAAAAGAAAAGGTCATGCACCTTAACATCTCTAATATCTCATATACTTTTTCTGAAACTGAATACGGGACTTCACATAACGCTGGACCGATTTCTTCATAATTATACTCAAATCCCTGTGCAAGAATATCTTGATATATCTCATATTGTTCAGCGTTATCAGTATCAAGGCGTTTAAGTATCTCATACTGATTGAAAAGTATTATTCTGTCTTTTTTGCTAAGTTCCATTTTAGAACCTCCTTTTGTTTATTTTCTATATATTAGCATATAAAGCACAAAACATCAAGGCTATAAACAAAAGTTCTCCCTACTGCACAAAATCATTTTGCTTATTTTATGCAATATTTCAAGTTTTCGACATTTATGAACTTTTTGCGACACAACGCAAAAGCGACCGCAAAATGCAGCCGCTATGTTATTTCTTTCCAAGCTTTATGAGCTTGTCGTTTGCTGTTGTCTTACCTCGCAATACGAGTCCATCTTTACCGATCGTGCCGTGATGAGTCTTCGTTCTTTGATAAATATCATTTTTATCTGCTGATTGCATTCTGCCGCCATGAACTTTTTGAACAGTGGTTGCTCTTGAGTATTCAAACGAGATAGAACCGTCACCCTGCTTTTTAAAAACAGGTTTTGAATATCCATTCTTTTTAGCAACATTTTCGAAACGTTTCATAACTGTTCGTTGCTCTGACGTTGTACCACTAGCAACACCTATTCCGCTCGAACTTCCTCTACCACCCATTTATCCTGGCTCCTTTCCATTTATCCTGAAACGCTTTTATGTGTACAATATTCCCCTTGCATTCGTCTGGAACATTGCCGTAAAACAATATAGTTTCCGGTCTAAGTTTTTCGCACATAACCTCATAACCTGATATGAATGCGGCTTTTGCAGCATTGTCATTCTGTGTTCCTATAGATGATACTGCCACCGTGCCACCCTTAGGTTCTCCGTCAAAACACCATTTGAATGACTTTTCGTCGCTCCAACATATAGTTGGAATAACTTCAATTCCGTTATCTTCCCAAAACGCACCGAGCCAATGCTTGCGGTAATGATTGTATATCTGCATTGCTGTCGGAAAATCAGCATATAGTGAAAAATCAGGAGTAAGGACACATCTGAAACCTTTGAGAATATCAAGATAGGCGGTCGGATTGTTCCAAAGCCTGAGAAATTGATAATCATCAAGAAAGAAATGTACTCCCTTATTCTGCCTGTTCTTTGTCGTCTTTGCATAATTAAAGCCAATAAGTTCAGGAAAATCTGTAATCTTTGAGCCTGTCAGCTGAGGTATATCATATTTACCTGCACCAGCATAAAAGCCGTGCTGTAAATTTTCATAGCGTTGTTTATTATTCAATTCAGCACCGCCTTTTTTTGTTTTCCAACGCAAAAGACACCCCATAGGAGTGCCTCTTGTGAAAATATTATAAGGAGTTTTGTAAATGGTGGAGCAGACTTCGAGCTGGCACGCTCTCGACCTGCAAATCGAAAGCCGCAGTATGGGGAATACGGCTTTCAGACCCTGCCCGAACGCCTGCCCTTGCGAGCAAACGTTGGCAATGTAGTAGATATGAGAGATGTGCCTTTGTTTTCTGTCGGAAGCACGCCGACTTGGTGCAAGCTTTAAGTATAGCCCTCTGAGCCTGCATTCGCCGTTTTTCCTCTTATGGTAGATGAAAAACTTGGCATCAAAAAACGAAACCTCGGCTATTCCACCCGACGACGCACAGCCAAAGTGTGCAGGTTTTAAAGTTATACGATACCGATATTTTACGTTCTCGGTCTACGAGCTGTATAACAGGCTTGGCGTTCCGTGTGGGAATTGCACCCACTCAGACTTTGCGGAACATACGGAGCGTATGCTCCGTGGGTAAAAATTATTGGAGGATCTTTATGAAAGTCAGATAGTATCTACACTTTCCTCAGTTTAAATTATAACATAGTGAAAACCGACAAAACCGACAAATCAAGATTTTTTTGAAATATATCTTTTTATCTTCTTTTCAACTGCGTCCTCTGTGATTCTCCCACCGCTCTCCTGCATAGCTATCTGCAAGTACGTCTTACCCTTGATGAATTTCAGCACGAACATTCGCCGTGTCTGATAGTTCTCTATCCCCTTGATAAATTCCTCCACAGCCCTCTGCTCACGCTCAAGCCGTGCCTGCTCACACAGCAGCGAAAGTGTATCACCGTTTGGTAGAAAGCCGTCTATGCGTGTGCTGTGTGGTGTGTAGGACGGTGGAGTGCATACGCTGATACTGTCGGCAACGTACTTGCCCGAAAGCTCAGTCTTGATGTCCTCAATGGCTGAGGCGTTCCTGCGGTAGGCTTTCAGGCGTGACATGGTCATTGGGTCAGCCATTAGCAACACCGTCCATTCTTGTGCCACAATTAGGGCAGTAATTATAATAGCAATGCCCACAATAATATGCCGTTTCAGTTAATCCTTTGCATTCGGAACAAATCCATTGTTTATTGTCAATTGGGTCATTGCCAGGTTTAAGCCAGTCTCCATGCTTGACCTCCTCAGTTTGTCTATACTCCTTAATTCCCAGCACAACATACCCATTCTTTATTCCCCAGCCGTTGAGGATATATGTTATCTTGTATGTATGTCCTGATATCTCATGTTTTGCGTGTTCTCTTACTGTGCCGTCTGAGCTACGATAAGACGTTCCGTCAGTCGGTATAAATCTTATCAGATCTCCCGTCTGAAAACCTCTGTCATTCTTTCTGACCTCGAAAGTTTTCTCACCGCTCAGAACGGCGTCACAAAATTCTATGCTAAGTTTCAGATTATTTGTTTTCATTCTTTTGCCTCCTCACACCTCAACTCTTCCAGCCTACAATACACCAACGTGTTGCCACAAGTCTTGTCAGCGATCTCCGCCTGATAGAAGAACTGACCTGTCTTACTGCTCTTGCGGATAATGCACCCTGTCAATTCGTAGCAATCAGAGCCGTTGTAGCTCACCCTGCGTCCGAGACTTTTCTTTACCTCGTGTATCGTCATAGCTCCTCTATCCTCACATAAATGCCGGGTATGTCCGCCCAGAACTTTTCGCATATCTCGCTCGCCACAAGCTGGTCGTCTGTCCAGAAGTCAAGCTTTGTCATACAGTCCTTGAACATCTTCTGCAGGTTGTCTGTGTCGGGCTTGCTGATCTTGTACTCTCCGTTCTTGTGTTTGCCGTCGTTAGGAAACAGCCACTTTGTTATCAGCCTTATCCCACAGATGTATTTTTCAGGCGGTCTGTGCCTTGCTAGGTTTGCCGTGAGCTTTTCTTTTGCCGCCTTTACTTCGGGTGGGTCATAAAATATCGGCTTGCCGTTTCTCACTGTCACCTTATGTTCCTGCGCCGTAGCTGTTGGCGGTATCATTGCCATAAAAAATTCAGTCATTGTTGTCTGCTCCTCTCCAAGTCCGTGTAGCTTGGTCATAGCTTATCATCTTGTGATTTGCAGCCATATCAAAAATCTTCTGCATTATATCAGGCTGAGATACCAACCACCTTGCGACCTCGCTTTGAGTAATATCAAAAGTTTCTGATGTAGTATGTCTGAACGGCGGCATTTTTCTCGCACAGTTCAAAAAATCATAATTAATGTTTTTGCCTCGCATAAAGTCTACTCCTTTCGTGTCGGGTGCGGTTTATATTTGCTTATAATATTTTGACCGCCGTCCTTTAGGCGGTCAAAAATATATTATATATAATATACTTTGTCTGTCCGACCGACAAACTCGGTGATTTTCGATATTGTCCGACAAGTAAAAAGTTCGATTTTGTCCTGACACTTTTTCGATTTTTTCCTGTCTGTCTAAAGTTCAAAAATTCGATTTTGTCTTGTCTGTCTACTGAGCTTTTAAGCCACATTCTCCCTCTTCTATCCAAAAGCCACCATGCTCTTTGAGGTATCTTCCAACGGTCTTTTCGCTCTTTCCTATGTACTCCGCCAGCTCAGAAATCCTGCACTTGCCGTTCTCCTGCACACCGCTGAAAGCTGTTTCAATGCTCTCCTTGCGCTCCTTGCTGCGGTCTTCATTGGTCTTTTTCTTGCTGAAATTCTTTTTCCAATTCGGTGCGATGTCCTCTACCTCGCAGTCTTTAAGCACGCCCACAGTATCCTCTCTGTGAACAGGATAATCAAACCACATATCGAGGGGAGCAAACTTCGGGAACTCTCTCAGAGTACCCTCTATACGCCATGCCGTGCGGTTTCTTACTGCAAGCTTAGCCTTGTCTATGTCGGCCATCATAAGCTTGTATGAGTTCGGGTGCAGGTACTTGTGGGTTATCTCCAGCATTTTTGACGGCGTAACAAGATCGTCCTGTGAACAAAGGTCATCAGTATTTCTGTAAAATCTCCTCATCCAGTTCTCACAGATACGGCAAACCGTTTCGTCCTCCTGCTGTTTGTAAAGGCTGTCTGAAATGTCAAGTTCTGAAAGGTCAAGAAGTGCGTCAGGGTCTCTTGCAAACACGCCCGAACCGCTGGCTCTGTCCATTGAACGCTTACCGCCCTGCGCTCCCTTTGAGTGGTGGTGGCAGTATATGACCGCACAGCCAAGCTCTGTGCATACCTTGTCAAACTGGTTGCAGAAGTGCGCCATTTGGTCTGCTGAGTTCTCATCGCCTGTTATGACCTTGTAGATAGGGTCTATTATCACGGCAATGTAATTCTTCTTGCTTGCTCGGCGTATGAGCTTCGGCGCAAGCTTGTCCATTGGTACGCTGTGACCTCGCAGGTTCCATATGTCTATGCTGTTGAGGTTATCAGGCTCTAAGTGCATTGCGGTGTACACGTCCTTGAAACGGTGCAGACAAGATGCTCTGTCAAGCTCCAGGTTGACGTATAGTATCTTTCCTTTGGTGCATTGCCAGCCAAACCACTTGACCCCCTCAGCTATCGCCACGCACATCTCGATAAGCGCATAAGACTTGCCTGCCTTTGACGGACCTGCAATGAGCATTTTGTGACCCTGTCTGAGAACACCGTCAATAAGTGGTGGTGCAAGCTCAGGCAGGTTATCCCACTCAGCACTCAGGCTCTCAGGGTCGGGGAGATCATCATTGATACTTTCTATGTAATCTTTCCATTCCGAAAAGCTTTCTTTGCCTATGTTCTTGTCAATGATGAACTGTTTCTTGCCGTTTCTCATCACGCCCGGCATACGGCTAAGACGTGAGGGATTGCGGTTTTGTTTATCTATGTCAAGACCGCTTTCCTTGCAGACCTTGTAAAGAAAATCAACACGCCTGCGGTATTCATCATAGTTGGGAGCGTCTATCTTGACGATAGCGTGAACGCTCTTTCCACCGCTGTATACAAGCACAGCGATAGGAAGTTCAAGCTCTCTCATCACAGCATTCTGCTGTTCTATTGGCATACTGTCGCTTTCAACAAGAGCATAGCGGTAGTCTGTTACATTCTCGTTCTTTACGCCCTTGCCGTCAAGAGGATTGAAGCGGATCCACGCTCCTGCCTCTTCCTTGTAGTCGCCAAATACCGCACCAATGTCGCCGTTACATTCGCCAAGCCTCTTGATAAGTTCCCCTGCCGTCCTGTCACAGCACCCTTTTGTGGGCAGATACTTGGTCTTGCCGTCCTTTTCTGTTTCCCACGTTTGCGTAACATAGCCCACGTTCTCTCCTGCCTCAAAGAGTGTTTCAAGATAGGTGACTATCTCCTTGACAGGATCCCATTGGGCAGGCTCGGTGATCGGTATGCCCTCACCGCCGTTTACAAGGGGACTGCTTTCTTCTGCAACTATCTCGCCGTCCCAATCGTATTCCTGAAACTCTCTGGGGCTGTATCCTCTTTCCTTTGCCATTTGCACGATAGTTCCTGCGGTCACGGGCTGAGCATTGCCGTTAAAGCCTTGCCACTTGTGTTCGCACTCACCACTGTGATAACGGCTGTCTGACCTCGACCAACTGTCCCAATCATTCACGGAATAGCCCTCGTGCTTGAGAGCCATTCCCACATTGACCCATTCCTGATAATCACAGCTTGCAGGGTCTATGTATTCAAGCATTTTAAGCAAATTTGTGTTATCCATTCACTTCTCCTTAGTTCTCAGGTGTGTATGTTTTCGGGTCGATATCTCTCGGCACTCTCCAACCATTGGCAGAAATACGAGCTATCATCCTGCTTGCACTGTCAAAGCTCCAAGAGCCAACGTGCTCAAAACCCTTGCTTTCAAGCAGTCTTATCTGCTTTGGAGTGGTAAGTCCTGCATTACGGCGCTTTTCAAGTCGGTCAAGGATAAGCTTTGCCTTGCCTGCGTTGTCTATATCATCAGGGAAAATGCCCAGCTTTTCAAGCTTTGCTTTCTGTTTGTCGGTAGCAGGAGCGCACTCCCAGCCAAAAGCAGGAACGTAAGAGGACAAGTCCTCAGCCTGTATTGACATTTCATACTGCAAAGGGTCAACGAGCTTTCGCTTGCGTGTTTTCATTTCTTTGAGCTGCTTTGCCAAAGACTCTTCACGCTGTGCCACAACGTCCTCGCTTGCCTGTTTTTCTGCCTCTTCGATATCTACTGCACAGCCTGCCTCATTGGCAAGGTTTTCGGTCATTTTCTCAGCGACCTCTTCATTCTGACAGATAAGGTGTGCAGGTCTGCAAAGCTCGTGGCGTTCTGTGTGCCACAGAAAATCAAGCAGTAAAAGCTCTGTCTTTCCCTCGCAAAGTCTTGTGCCTCTGCCTACCATTTGACAGTAAAGCCCACGCACCTTTGTTGGTCTTAGTACGATAACGCAGTCAACTGACGGACAGTCCCACCCCTCTGTGAGGAGCATTGAGTTGCACAGCACGTTGTATTCGCCTTTGTCGAAAGCTTCAAGTATCTCCGCTCTGTCTGTGCTTTCTCCGTTGACCTCAGCGGCGTTGAACCCTTTGCTGATAAGGATATCACGGAACTTCTGAGAGGTCTTGACAAGCGGCAGGAACACAACTGTCTTGCGTTCCTTACAGTATTTGAGCATTTCATCAGCTATCTGATAAAGATAAGGGTCAAGTGCCGTGTCGATATCACTTGCCTTGAAATCTCCTGCCTGAGTTGATACTCCTGAAAGGTCAAGTTTCAGCGGTATGGTGATAGCCTTGATAGGTGAAAGATAGCCCTCTTTGATAGCCTGAGGCAGGGTGTATTCATATGCAAGGCTGTCGAACACCGAGCCTAAGTTCTTCATATCGCCCCTGTCAGGTGTAGCCGTTACCCCAAGTACCTGAGCTTCAGGAAAATGGTCAAGCACTCTCTGATAGCCGTCTGAGATAGCGTGATGAGCCTCGTCAATTATTATGGTATCGAAGTAATTTTCCGAAAAGCCTTTGAGCCTTTTCTCACGCATAAGGGTCTGAACTGAGCCTACTACTACACGATACCAAGAGCCTAAACAGCTTTGCTCTGCTTTCTCGGTGGCACAGCCAAGCCCTGTTGACTTCATAAGCTTGTCCGCCGCCTGGTCGAGCAGCTCGCCCCTGTGGGCAAGGATAAGCACACGCTTACCCTGCCGCACACATTCTTCCGTAACAGCCGAGAAAAGTATTGTCTTTCCCGTTCCTGTGGGCAGAACTGCAAGGACTTTATTTATTCCCTCAGACCATTGTTCGAGTATAGCAAGCTTAGCCTCGTTTTGATATGGTCTTAAATTCATCATCAGAACGCACCGGCTTTCCAGCCCCCTGTCTGAGCAGGCTGACTATACTGCGGTGTCTGCATCTGAGCAGGCTGAACGGTAGTCACATTCTCGTCATAGGCGTAGAGCTTTTTAATCTTGTTGGACTGCCTGTCCTCACCGTCCTTGTTCTTGTAGTTGTCAACGTAGACGTGACACTTGCCCTTTTTGCCTGTGATAGCGTTCCAGTTCATTTTCAGCGGCTCGCCATGTTTTTTCAGACCGAGAGCCAAGAAAAGTGCTGAGAGCTTCCACTCAAACTTGTTGCAAAGGAAGAAGTTCTCTGTTATCTCCACGCTGTCCTCTGCACCCCAAATGGTGAATGTGACCTTTGCCATATTGCAGGGCGGCACTTTCGCCGACCCCTCGTGTCTTGCACGTTCGTACTTTGCAACGGTGAAGTCATAGTCCCCCTCAGGGAGCAGGACAAAGTCCCCACCCTCGTTGACTATCTCATCTTCCCAGCCGTATTCCATAAAATTATCCATAGTGTTGTCCTCCTTTTAAAATGGTACTTTCTGATTTTCTCTGATAAGCGGCAGCATTTGCTCCCAAGCACCTATCAGACAGCCCTGCACAAAGTCGTCAGGATAGTTTGTGATAGGAGTATCATAAGGGAAATAGTTTCTCTGAGATACCACAAGACGTATATCCGATTCGCTTACGTTGTTGGCTCTCATAAGGTCTGCAAGCGCTTTCGGTATGCCATCAGGGATAACGATAGGTGGTGGTGCAACGTCCTCAAAGCCGCTGAGATCAGTAAGAGGCTCGTCAGATTTTTGTGTGGCAGTCTGTGCGGTCTGTGTAGGCTGTGCTGTCTGAACTGTCGGTGCAGGCACAGGCTTAGGCATTTCAGCAGGCTGTGTATACGCAAACAGGTGAGCTATACCGCTGTATTCAAAAGGCATTTCAGACGGAAGTCCGTCACGATTTTTAGCGTCCCAGCAAGGGTGATGTGTGGTGTACATAACACGGTCGCCGCCCTGAGCCTTAAACTTCTTGCCGTCCTTATCCACAGCTACTGCATATGTTTTGTAGTTTGCAAACAGCACCATATCAGCCCATTCTTTCACAAGAGGCGATATCTGAGAAGAAGTTTTCTTGCCGAGCTTCAGTTCCCAGCGGTCATAAGCGCCCAGCTCGTCAGGCTGTTCAAACTTTCTCATCTGAGCGTGAGCCGTAAGCACAACGTTGATACCGCTGTCAACTACCTCCTGCAAGAGATTAAGAAACTTGCCTATCTCCTCTTTCTCGTAGACGTAGCCGTTGCCGTAGCCGAAATCTTCAATGCCTTTCTTCTGATGTGTCGAGCAGATAGTTTCAATGCAAAGCTGTTCAGCCCAATCAAATGTATCAATGACAAGGGTCTTACAGAGCCTGCCGTTCATAGCTTCCTTTACCTCGTTTTTGAGCATTTCCCAGCTTGTTGGCTTAGGAAAACGTCTGATGTTCAGCTTCTTTGTACTGCCCTCAGTATCAATAAATACAGGGTCGGGGAACTGAGCCGCAAAAGTGGATTTGCCTATGCCCTCAGGACCATATATCACGACTTTCTGTGCGGAGCTTACAACTCCTGATGTTATCTCATACATTAAAATGCACCTGCTTTCCAAGTTTTCGTTTCTGTGTTTTCTTCCTTATCATTGTCCATTGACCTGCCGTCCTCGATTATGATACTGCACTCGTCACCTGTAGAAACTCTTGTGGCTATCGCCTGCAAGCCCTGTGCTTCAAGCCACTCACCGAAGTCTTCAAGGGTGTCGGTATCCATTTGTTCAAGCTTGTCCAGCAGGACAAAACCGCAGTCAGGGTTGAGCTTTCTCACGATAGAGGTAGCGACGATAAGCTGTTCAGCACCGCTGATACTGTCCCACTTATGCCCGTTATACAGCAGCTCTCCGTCCTCAACGGAAAGACCCTCAAGTGGCAGGTCTGCACCGCTCAGCAGGTCAGTTTTAGCCTGCCTTACCTCCTCTATCTGCTCGGTGAGATATGTATACTGTGAACGGTAGTCCTCAGCGTCTATCTCAGCTTTCTCCCTGTCGAGGTTTGCTCTTATCTTCTTGTTCAGTTCCTCGATATCTGAGATGTTCTTTTCAAGCTCCGCTGTGCTTTCGTCCACAAGGTCTTGTGCGTCAAGGCTTGCAAGCTTGAAGTTGTTCACTGCCGCTTCATAGCTTGCTTTTGCACGCTCATAGGCAGACTTAGCAATCTCCAACTGCTTTTCGTAGTATTCTTTCTGGTCACGTTTACGCTGATTTTCGCCGTTGCGAGCAAGTATATCCTGCTGCTGTCTGATAAGCTCCGAAGCCGAAACAGGCTCGGCAGGGACGTTTGCATACACGGGCATTTCCTTTGCAAACTTAGACTTCTGGTCAGCTATCCTGCCAATAGCAGTACGCTGGTCATAGAGAGAATGTTCCTTATGTTCCAACTGATAGAGCGTATCACCCACGCCGATTATTTTCAGCAGAGTTGAAGCTTTTTCCTTGCTTGACTGATTTATGAACTTAGGCAGGTCGAGTGCGAACTGTTCAACGAAGCTGTTCAAAAGCTGCTGACCGCCTTTTTTGCCTGTGCTATCGGTGACTTTGAGGGAGCTGTTCTTGCCCGAACGCTCCACTACTATACCGTTATCGAGGGTGATCTTCAAATGCGGTTCGACAACAGACCCCTCACGCTGAGGAGAGGACGGCTTGTACTTGTCACCGCCAAGCGCCCAAGCAATAGCATCAAGCACAGAGGTCTTGCCCTGCCTGTTCTTACCGCCGATAACAGTAAGCCCATTCTTTGCAGGCTCAAGCTGTACGGCTTTTATTTTCTTTACGTTTTCAAATTCAAGTGAGTTTATTTTTACTGACATTTTTCATTCTCCTTCCACTGGTTTTCCATACATTCATCAAACTTTTGCAGTTCTTCATCTGTCGGCTCGTCCTCAGGTCTGCCTTTGTCAAAACCGAGTGTACAACCACTTTCAAAGCAACAGCCTGCTAGGTCGGCAGAGCATTCCACGTCATCGCCATATTTACGATATCCCCAAGCGCAATCCTGACAGCACTTCATGACAGGATCTATACAGCGTGTTGGCAAGCCTTTCATTTGCCGTCACCGCCTCTCAGCCTCTCGATGTTGTGCTTGAAAGCCTCAACATATCCTGTCAGGAATTCGTTTGGGTAATCATCGAGGGCTATTTTCGCCATTTCCTCTATTCCTTCTTGACAAATGTCAAGCAATGTGCTATCATCAAGGTGTGTTGAATTGGTATCTTTTGATACCACCTCAGAGCTTGTGCCTGTTGCCGCAGGTGCAAGCTCGTTTTCTTTTAGGTACTCCACCAAATATGCACCACACTTAAAATCTTTTTCGCATAGCGGACAATTTTCGCAACTAACAGCAAATCCTGTACAGTACTCCACCGCCTTTTCAAACTCCTCTTTCGTTATCATCGTTATCCTCCTTTTCAATAGGTCTCACGCTCATATACTGCTTGCCGTCATAGTCCATCTTCTTCACAGGTTCAATCCCTTTCTCACGGAGCGACCTCGCGGCATCGCCAAGCCCTCTGTCGAAGTCCTCACGGGTCTTGTAGAACGCACATCTGCGACAGTAGTCCTTCGTTGGCGTTACTGTCAGTGCACCGCACTCGCCAGGATTGACATTTGAATGGAACACGCAAAGGCTTACCGCTCCACTGCCGTTGTCAAGGGGCTTGTCCCTCTTAAATACCTCTCTCATCACTATCATCGTTTTCGTCCTCCTCAATCTTTCCCCATTGTTCAGCCATTGCAAAAGCAATACCTTTAAACGTTTTGCTCCTTACCTTAGCACGATCTTTGCCAGAATGACGTGTTTCTTCCCATGTGCGTGATTTACCATTAGAATATCGTCCAAACAGCTTGCCATTATCAGGCTTGTCCCCTGTATATGTTGGCCGTAGGACAGGCAGCCCCTTTAGCCATAAACACGTCGCCTTTGTGACAAACTGTTCTGAGTCTTCCGGTCCGTTTGAAAACATATATGGGTGAATTATTTGATCTGCCTTTCTGAATACAGTATTCATACGCCCTATAGGGTTTTCCACTGCAATTTTCGGTGCGTTCGCCGACACAATCTGCATAAAAAATACTATTGATTCTTCACGGTGTTTCATACGCTCGACCACCTTTTCAGCAGGTGTGCATTTCAAACTATAGTGGCGTGTAGCCACGTTGGTCAGGTATGTACACGGTGGATGAGCTATCAGCAAATCCCATTTGCCAATCGTGTGTGCCTGTCCGTCGCAAGTTGTGAAGTTTGTATTGCCGTTGATAACAGCCAGAACGTCGCCTAAGATATGCCATTCAGGGTGACCGCCTGAACACATCTGAATGTCGCAGCTGTACGCCTCGTGACCTTTCGCACGGAACGCCTTGCAGACCTCTTGTGATTCTTCACAGGCTATCAGAACTTTCATTGTTCTTATCCTCCTCTTTCTCAAAACGTTTCTCCCAGTGCCTATCCACCACGCTCAGCACAAGATACATCACTGCAAGCACAGCTATTGTTATCAGCAGTATCAACGCCATTTTACCACTTTCCTTTCATTTCAACTTCGACCTTGACCACGGGTCTGCCTGCTTCTCTCACTGCACGCTTAATGCTCTCCTCTGCTTCCTCGTAGGCAGTTTCTTTTACGCTTACATACCACCTGTATGCTACATACATTGCAAGCACCACCAAAAGCGCTACCGCTGCGGCACATCTGATTATCTCTAACACGGCTATCATTTTCTCACGTCCTTTCCGTAAAGCGTGCGGAGTTTTTTAAGCCTTTTCTCGAAGTTGTCGATATCAATGCCCCACACCTCGTAGGCTATCTCGGTATTGACCGAGTGCGGCAGCCATGACTTCACACCGCGCTTTGCCATTTCTTCCTTAACCGCTTTCTTGATCTTGATAGTCTGCGTTTCACCTGTGCTGAACAGTGCCTTGATATCCGCATTGGTTATCTCGGGCTTTTCGTAGTACAGCCGCACTGCCATTTCAATGTCAGGTGACCTCATTTAGTCCACCTCCTCGATAGTCAAGACATTCTCATGGGGACTAATAACACTTGCCTTTGTCAGAGCCTCGTACTGACTCTTTGCTGCTACTGTGAACACCCTTTTATCATGATACTGGTCTACTGTTGTTACTTTGTACGTTTTCATTGCTTTGTCCCTCCTCATTGTGTTTTCTGTCATTTCTGCTTCCAGCGAACATATCCTGCAAACATTGCTAGTTATCATGAGAGACAACGGAATTGTGTTGTCAAGCCCTATTAGCATACATATACCGAATGCAAGCGGACTTGCTAGACACAACGCAATACCGAGATAGTACGCTATCTTTTTCAAATTCAACGTTTGCCCTCCTCATATTGTGACCTTGTTACAATCAGTTCTCCGTCAAGAGTCCAATACTGAATGACCTCTCTACAGGGGTCATCTTCTGTTCCTGCACCTTTCAAGGCTCTTGTTACGATCACCTGCTCAACCCTAGCACTGTCACAGCCTCTTGGAATAGCAGTAATTTTCTGTTCCACTTTCTCACACCTCTCATTTTCTGTCCGTTCAATCGGACTGTTAGCTATTGACATCACTTGAATGAAGTAGTATAAT